CATGCTACGCTTAGAATACAAGGTGCTTGTTCCATTAGCATCAAAACTATTACCCCCGCTTGTACGGTATTCTTCTTTTCTCATGTCTTGACGTTCAACCGATTTACCCGCACACGGTATGTTATCTATACCTCCTTTACTGTTCCACCAATGCAACGTATAAGCCGATCCCGCAACCCAAAACTTGCCACAATCAGTGCGTACAAACTTATACGGTACGCTCGTTTCGTTACCTGACAATGTAGTGCTACTTGCAAATTGTGCTATGTAGTGTGTGTAGCCTGTATTGTTCGACGGTTTTAAATTAGAAGTAATTCCTTGTGATTGTAGGTTAGCGGGGTGAATACCTACGTACAACAAACTTTGTGCGTCCGTGCCTCCCGTGCTAGGTGACCAACCGCCGTTTGTTGCATTGTTCTCTAAGTATCCCGTGTTTAATTGTGTGCTTTCGTTATAGTACGTTACGTGCAAATATGAACTACCCGTACTGCCTACGTCGTCACCATTCAAAAACGCCAACGCTCCATACGACCTTATGCCTTCTTGATCGGCTACAATACAAATGTGTTGACCGTTATAATCTGCTATATCAGACAATAACAATTTGGTAGATGCATTAAGTTTATAGTCGTTCGCTTGTGAAGATGGCAACGGGTAACTATCGGTTGCGTTTGCAAATGAACCGTTAACTACAACGACTTCAGTATCTGTAGCGGGTAACAAAGTTTCTACGGGCGGGTCGTTATCCGTCGTTGCGTACTCATACCCGAAACGCAAAGTGACTGTATTCAACGCTTCTGTATTTCTACCGTAGATTGTTGTTGTACTCAACGTGCCGTCTAAGTCATACAACCCTAATTGATACGGGTTCATGTCTTGGTATACATACGATTGCACAATGTTTGACACATCGAATACCGCGCTACTGTTATTATTAGGCAATTGCTTTAGCTTGATAACAGCCGTGCCATTGACAGTCACGCGACAAACGTACCTGTATTTAGGCTCGCCTGTATTGGTGCTGTCATTGACTACGTAGATTAAAGAATCCAATGCGCCTTGAACGCCTGTTGTACTTTGGTTTACTGTATATGCCATCTATAAAGTAATGTCTATTGTGTAGTTGCCGGTCAAGTTTTTAGATACAAAGTCATCTACATCTAAGCCTATTGCAACGCCTATTCTTTTTTTTGATTTCTTCCAACCGCTATCAAACGCTAGTGTGTAGTAATTAGACGGTTTAATACCCGTTGTCCACACGCTATTACTTATCATTCTAACTAACTGTTTACGAGGTATAAACCGACCTGTTTTAGAATCGCGTACGCCCTCGATTGGTTTACGTATTACCCACCTATCGATACCCCCGCGTAAAGTTTGCGTACCTGTATAAGACCCCGTACCAAATTGGTATTCACTCTTTGGTGCTTTGGCACTGCTCTTTGTTCCTTTAATACCCTGATTCACAAAATCCCAATACGGCGCACCCGCATCAAACATGATTGTTATTTCTTCTTTCTTGGTTACAATATGATATTGTAACGAATCGTAGAGTTCACCCGTAACTACCTTGTCTTGCTTCCTTAGATTCTTACGCGCTTCTTTTATGACCACAAGACCCACGCCCCGCAATGCCTGTTGCAAGCGATCAAACCGTAGCTTCATGTTTTCACCATCGGCTTTGATAGTTAATGTTAACGCGTCAGAACGGGGCATCACACAAATTCAAAGGATTAGGTAGTCGAATGTCAAACGAACAACTCCAACCGGATAACATATTGGTGAACCGTGCGGTGAACGGTTGGCACGTAATCGGTAAGTCAAATGAAATATCAGATGCAACGGTTGTGTTACCGTCGTAGACTGCAAACCAAAATTTGCTGACTACATCTTGCAGAATTAAAAACGTTTCGCTGTACACCTCAGTTAGATAGGGTTCTTGTTTTTCAATAACAAGATCACCAACAATTACTTCGTAGGTCAACACGGTAAACCCGCTGTTCAATTCTGCATCCGTACATTGAGCATACAACAAAGGGTATTTGTTTACATCCAATTTATCTACGTCTAGTTCATCTAAGCCGTGCGTGTAAAAACTCTTAAGTTGTTGGTGTTGGCTTACGATGTTCTCAAATACGTTATTCAGGTCAACTATTGTGTACATCACATTTTGATTTTATCTCGTAACTCTAAGTCTTTCTCGTACGACAAATACGTAAGTGCTACATCTATATATAGCTTTTCTACGTCTTCCATTTTTGTTATATCCCCTTGAGCCAACGAATGAATGATTTGATACCAACCCCACTTGCTCCCGATTGTCTTTGTTTTCGTTTCCGTTTCTTCTCCTTCTTCTTTAAATAGGGTGGCGTAATGGTAACGAATGCCTTTTGAATGTTGCAAAAAAAAACTATTGCCGACACGCAAACATCCATAGTGCATTCATTCATTAGCTGTTGCCGTTCTTTGTTTGGCTCATACGGTTCTATCTCGTACATATCCATGTCTTCTTTTATGATCGGACGGTACAAGACGCTTAACATTTTATCTATATTCTGATAGACTCCAAGACTACAGTACGTTTCAAGGTCTGCAAATTCAGCAACTGTTAAACGCGTCCAGTCAGGAATGAAACCATACTTGCGCCCATTTAAAACTATGCGTGCCTGTAATTTAGATTTCATAGTCAACGCGTCCGGTTCATCTAATAACCATTTAATCTTGTGCGTCGCTTTCTCTATGTCTTCAAAACGTGCGTGTATCAGGTCACCCTTTTCTATGCCTGCTAACAATTCAATGCACCGGCGTATTCCCTGATAACCAAATTCTTCTTTGTTGTATACCTCGTATAACTCTTTGTATTGACCAACCGTTATTTCATGGTAGCCTTCAGGTAGTGTTATCTTCATTGAATTGTGTATGTACCGGTTCTACGTAGCAACTTGTTTAGACAGCAATAACGCACCGCATCCACGGCATGATTCCATGCGTCCTCCGGAACTGGAAGCGTACGATTGTCACGATCCGTTTTCCATTTGTAGTTTCTAAATTCCTTTTGCGCGTTTAAGCTGTCACTCTTTATGTACAATTTATGCCGGCGCATTAGGTCAATACCCTTTCGTATACTGTCTGCACCTTTTTTAGACGGCTTAATATTAAAGCCCGCCCTGCGTATTTCTTCGATGCTCTTAGGCTCTGCACTGTCTGCTATGATTTCGTCGCTTCTAGATACCTCTAATTGCGTTAAAATGGATATAATATCTTGGTTCGTCAAGCCTCCTTGATAAACGTGTTCTTGAATGTATAAATCTGTTCCCTTTCTATACACGCTTACTAACGCTGTTGGATCGCTACTAAAGCCCCAATCCAAACCGTAGGCAACTAACTTTGCGCCCGCCGGCAATTCATCGTATATGTGTGTTTCGAATATAGTCGCTCGACTTTTGCCCCGTTCACCTAATCCGTATATCCTCCAGTAATCCTGATCGGTTTCTTTAAGTCTCTCAATTTCAGCTATAGTATCGGCACTTAGATAAGGGTTGTCTTTGTATGTGCTTTGAAAAAAGTCACAGTCTTCACGCGGTATTACCTCATCGTATATCCAGTGGTACTCCATCGACGGGTTAAAATCAATGAACATCTTATGCGTACACCGGAAACTAATTTGCCTAAAGGTTTCTAAATCCAGTTCGTTTGCCTCGTTTAGAAAGGCAAAATTTCGGCTAACGCCCCTGAATTTTTGGCTCATGTCGGCTGAAATGAAACGCCAAGTATTACCAAATAGATTGTATGTGTGTTCGGTTTTGTTGTGATTGCGCGGGTCGTACCAATTTTCTCTCTCTAGTAACCACAAAAAGTCTTTGTAAACAGATGCCCTCAATGATGGAAACGCCGCACGTATAACGTCAATTGTGTAATTAGCGTTCTTGTATGTATAACACCATTCAATTAAAGCCTGTAAGATTGATACTGTCTTACCCGAACGCGTGCCCCCTTGACAGCAAACAATGCGTGCGTTGCTGTTTACTACATCATAGTATGTTTTTGGTTGCGGTTTCATTCATCTAACAACGCGCTTGTATCAGGCATTACATGGTGATCGGCTGTCTCTCCAAACCAACTTGGTTCCTTAGGTGCTTCGTTCACGCTAATTTCAGCTTCAACCTTCTTAGGCATAAAGTATGGAAACAATGATGCCAACGCTTTAATGTATTTTTCCGCGTTGTTTTCTCGCAACAATGCAAGTGCTTCTTCTATGTGCATTACTTCACCGTCCATAATTGCTTGAAACAATTGGCGTGACTCTTTTGTCACTTTGTTTTCTGTTCCTTTTGGTCGTCCGGCGGGGTTGCCTGACTGTCCTTTTTCGTACTTAGCCATCCTGTTTTTTTCTGTTGTTTACAGGGATACGTTCTAAAATTTATCCCACGATATTCGCTTTATAAATTTTGCTATCTGTCTTTGTGTTGGTGCGTAGTTATATTGTGCGGGTTCGTTCCTGTTCATCTGATACAAATTGACCGGTACAAATTCCGCCCACTCATAACACCCCGCGCAATGGTCATTGTCTCCATACTGGGGTTGTCCGCAACACTCACTTACTTTTTCTTCGTTGGGGTAATCTTCATTCATCGTTTAACTTGCTTTTAAAGTGTTCTATAATTCGTTCTGTTTGCGCTTTATAGTATTCTTTAAACTCTCCTTTACCCCCTTCTTGTTTCCATAGCTTGTAAAATACGTTGCGTAATCTTTGGCTTTGGCTTTTAGGTTGATCGTATAAGTCCATTTCAATTGCATCTAATTCTGCAATTTCTTCTTGGTTCAAATTTTCTTCACCCCTAAAATATATGATACCATAGGTATCTAATAGTTGGTCAATCTCCATTACCTCTGAACTTGTTTTTTCTTGAGTAATGAATCTTAGACTTATGCTCCGGTCTTTCCTTCTTTGGTAACCGTCTAATTGTCCGACGGTTAAGATTCGCATGATGCTTCGTATACCGCTTCTAACTTTCGCATCCTATCCATTACGCACGCACCGCATTTAGTTTTCTTAAATCGGAAACGAAACGTGCGTTCGTAAAGGTCTTGTACTATGCCTTGTGTACCGACCCCCCATTGCGCCCCATCATACATTTGCGGTTTCAATACGTCTTCCCACAACTTTTTATCTTCTTCGCTAAATAGGTTCACGTAAGAAAATTTACTGTTCAATCTTTTTTTACGTTCCGCGCAACCGCAATCCTCGCCGGCTATAGCTTGTACCGCTTTCTTTATTGGGGTCGGGATCAGTTGTTCTACAGTGTCGCCTAATCCTATCGGCGTTTTTTTCGAGGTGCTTTTTCGCTTTTTGGATTGCTTGGTAGATTGTGCTTTTTGGGATTTCTGTTGCATCACTTAAGGTTGTAATTGAATGTTCATGCAAATAATACGCTTTAAAGATTTCAGCGTCAAACCAACGTATTTCCTGCAAGATAAGAAAAACCGCTTGTATATGGTTTTCTATTTCTAAATTGTTTTTTTTCTCGTCGTAAGATGTTTCAACAAGTCGTGTTAAATCGTATTCGTCAACGTACAATTTCTGTAAACGCTTGTATTTATTATAGTACGGTGTGCGATTACTAAAGCCACAAATTTTAATTGCGCGTGCCATGTATTTGAACAGTTCGTCACGCTCACAAAGTCCTTGTAATTTCTTTTTCCGTACTAATTCTAAGTACAGATCATTGACTAAATCATTTCCATTTTCTGCACCTACAGTTTTATTTGCTATACGCACAAGGTCTTCATAATGTCTTTTAAAGAACCTTTCAGCGCAACTCATAGCAACTTTAACTTATCCTGAAAGTATTTACGCAACTGCACCATTTCATCCAAACTCATGTCAAAAGTTTTGTTGCTCATTTGCAATATCTTTTCGGCTGTTCCCTCTCCGTAAACAGCATCTAACCGCTTTGCAAATATGTATTGTTGCCCCCCTAAAAAGCCGTTGCATTTCTTACATTGGGGCTGAACATTGGTTAAACCCTCTGATGGCTTGTATAACCAACGCGTCGCTTTTTTTGATCGGGTTATGAAATGCCCGCAATCGGCGTTGCGAAATGGAATTTTTATAGAACAGGTAAAACACGAGACGTAACCGGCACTATCTGCATTGCTACGTCTCACGTATTCACTTAGAACTTTGTCTAACTTCTTTGTTTCCTGTGCTTTACCCACAAAGTAAAAGTAATAAATTACATTTTATTTCGTGTATTTATTCAATACTTCTTCAGTTTGTTCATCGCTCGCTAGTTCATCCAGTTGTTTTCGCAACCTCGAACCTATGCCATGACCGGTAACCGGTTCGTGTTGTGTTTTCGGCAATGCATTTATAATATCTTTCAAATTGCTATCGCCTATTCGTTGCCGTGCTTCTTGATTGTACGTGTGCTTTTCGTCCTGTATTTGACGCTCAATAATATCAACGCGTATTTCACTTTCATAGCGTCGTAAAAAATCCATTATCTCAGGTGTCTTTAATCGCTCGTACAACTTGCCAAATTTACCTTTTCGAACCATATCAAAACACGTACGTATTTCTTCTAAGCGCAACGTGGGGTGATCTTGATAAATTGACCGCACACAAAATATCATTTCTTCATCAGTGCTTAATGTATTCTTTGCGTTCATCTCTTTGCACAACCTCGCTACTTCTTGCATTATCCAACGGCGCGTGTTATAAGCGTCGTCTTTCATTGCCTTTTGTATTCCTGTTCCCTCGTGCCACGCTTGAGCCGGCGTAAAAAATAATCTGTTATCCGGTTCATCCTTGATCAAGGAAACGGTCAAGGGATTGGATATTAAAATTACTTGGTTTAAATCCTGTTTCTTTATTTCTGTGTTCATTACTTCTACGTTTCCAATTACGGGCGGTTGCTTTCCAATCTTTTATTTTTTGACCACCCTTTATTTTCCATCCTGTTTGCTCGTACCAATCCCAAAACTTAAAGGCTTCATTCGAATCTAATTCTAACTCACTGAAATAATCAATGACTTGTTCTACATTTTTAGGTGTTGCCTCTTTAGTCTTTGATTTAGTAACTGTATTAGTAGTACCTGTATTAGTATGTAGTCCTCGACGACTACCCCCCCCTAGTCCTTCACGCTTAGGGGGGGTAATCACCGATGCTGACAGGGGGGTATCTTCTATGACTACGGGGGTAATCGTTGACGCTACCCTATCCGCTACAGATAATAACCTACGGTTTCCATCTTCATATACGATAAACTCCCTGTTAACCAATCCACGTTCAATCAATGAACGCAAAACTTTAACTACCTGACTATTGCTTATTTGTAGAAAGTTCTCTAAGTGTTGATTGCTCACGTAACATTCACGCCCGTTATTACAAAAACTCGCAATTTCTACTAACATTAACTTTTGTGTCCATGTTAACGATGTGTCATTGTAAATATCGGCGGGTATCCATACACCCTCACGTTTTGTTTTGCTCATGATTTCCACTTAGAATCACCTGTTCTACGAACTAACTCATAACATATCCGATCTAATTGCATACCAATTTCATGATGCTTAGGGTCGTTTGCCCCACCTGTAGCGTATAAATACAATAAATATTTACGCATCACTTTTAAGTCATCAATTGTCAGTTCGCAAAGCTCTAACGTCATCACATCGTTGTTCAATCATTGCCATTAATTCAGCCGGATCAGTTTCTGTTTTGCGTGCCATTGCCGGCAAATGCATAAAGAAACGTTTGGGGTCTGTATTGTACCAACGGTTTACGGTATTCTTACTTAGACCTAACCATGAATTTAATTTGTCATGCGTTCCAAAGTTTACTTTAATCCATGTTCCCATAGTCATATCTCAATTGTTTTAGGTTGTCTAACATCATTTTTGCAAACGCTTGTAAGCGTTTATTGTACATTTCTTTCGTTTCTTTTTCGTGCCATTCACAGTTTTGAACCGCGCATTTTAACGCCCAACAATAAATAGCATCACTGAATTTAGGCGTGTGTACTACCGTAATTACTCCGTCTTGAAAATGGCTTTCGTATTCCTTGACTTTCTGTTCCTTTAATTTTCCCATTGTATTCTATTTTCAATTATATCATTGAATTGTGATAGACTCACGTCCTCTAGTTTCAACGGATATAGTAATTGTTTAGACTTTTCTTTGGTTAGTTGTACGTGTACTTCAAAGGTCACGTGATGTGCATTTGTTCTTGTATCTTCGATACCCGATGTTAGCTTGATATAAATATCTTTTAGTGGTTCTTTTGTGCAGTTCATTAGAATGGTAAATCGTCGTCGTTAGCCATTTGTGAAGCCCAATATGACTCCACTAAATCTTCATGTTCAAATCTTGGGAATGTATCGCGTGCTTTAAGCAACACGTTCGATAATCGGCATACTTCACGCATATAAACGTTCATGCTTTCCGGCGTAACAGGACGCGTAATTGCACCTATTGATAATACCGCTGTTCTCATTGCCCATGAACGCTCAATGCGTTCTGTAGTTGCCGGATCAAAACCGCTAGGTGCGTTTGTGTTTTTCGCTTCGTATCCTACTTTTTCTACTTTGCCCCAACTGCCTTTAGGATTACTACCGTTGACCGTGTATTGCGCGTCGTCGCCCGCTTTAAACCTTGGTTCTTGTGTTTTGTGCAACGCTGACAATACCATGCCGTCTTCAAATTCGTATTCAAATTTGTACAATAAACTTCCGTTGTCGGGGGTATACGTTCCGATACCCTGAACACTTTTTACTTTGCTTACCTTTTTCATTACTTCTTGTTTTTAAAGTTTTTTTTGTGTGTTAATATGGCATTGCCATAGATAAATTTTCCTGCTTCAATTGACGCTATGTGATTAATTGACAAACCTTTCTTTAAGCCCTGATCACATACTACTAGCACATAGTCTTTTGTCAATGCCTCTACCGCTTGCATATCACCTCCAACTATTTCGCGCATTTTGTCCATGCTTAATTCTAGATTATGTACTTGCGCTGTATTATCAGTGTAATAAACCCTCGTCCAATGCATCACTTTTCAATTTCGGATTGTACCGCTTCTTGTATTTTATCCCACGATAACAAATGCGATAGGTAGTCAGCGTAATGAGTTATATCTAAGTGTACGTGATACTTAGTATCGTTTGCTAATGGTATCCAACCGCACAAAAGAACTTTGTTTATTTCTGTAATTGCGCTGTCAGGCGGTACATCGTAATCATTGCTTGGACTTTCAGGTTCATGTGTATACTGAACTTCAATCCACATATCCTCACTGAGGTTTATGTACGTTACATCATTTTTCATTCTTCTTATTTTTTTTGGTGTTTTTAATTGCGTTAGTAAATAACAGGTCTGATTCCATGTCGTGCGTCTGACTTAATCCTACCGGAAATAATATTTTTTCTCCCGATTTTAAATCCATTAAGTCATACTTAAATTGAAAAATCACTGAAGCTATATTGTTTTCATCTCTCATATTTTTTGTTTGTGGATGCTTTGCTAAATAGCGCATTAGTTCGTTGAGATACTCATTGTATTCTTCAACTTCTTTTTTTTCTTGATCGCGCTTAAGTGATAGTTGAAACATTTTATTCTTGCATTATTTGATTGATACGTTCTAGTAACTCGTAATTTTCCACGCGTTCTAGTTTCTGTATGCCGTATACCCTACGTTCACATACACTCAACGCGCTATTCAAAAGCACTAATAATGCTTCGCTATCGTTATGTTTTTCTAGGTTGCGTACTAATTCCTGTAGTACCGCATTCCTTTCTTGCCATCTTTCGAGGGCATTTGTTTGTTCCTTCATGTCCGCAAACATAGTGTAAAAAATCTATTCATGCAAACTTTAATCTATTTGTGCATAAAAAACCCCCACCAAAACGGCGGGGGTTATAAGTAACAAGCGTAGAAGGAATGAAAAAAAAACCGCTTATTACCTATCTAAATTACTTTTTACCTAGTCGTTTCTTTGTGCGTCCAAACACAATAGCGTTAACGATTCGAGATAATACATCTACAAACTTGTCGTCTTTAGTTGAATCAGTCAATGCCGACACTGTGCCTAACAAACTGATCACCGCTAATGCTAACTCGCTCCAATTGTTTACTACAAAATCCATGTTTAATCAATTAAAAATTTATACTTGTCGCGTACCTTAAAAGATGGGCACGCTTTATTTGCAAATTCATTATGACCGTGTAATGTCATATTACCAAACACCGTACGCAAACTACGCACTAATAACAAGAAAGCCATTTCTTGTTCTGAAGTCATAGTATCTTTTGGTTCGTGTTTCTTATCTACCCCACCTACATAAGCAATGCCAACGCTACAACTGTTTTGTCCTTTGGTGTGCGCTCCTATTTCCATGATCGGTCTACCGGCATGAATTGAACCGTCAAGGTAAATCAAATAATGATAGCCTATGTCACGCCAACCTCGACCTTCTACGTGCCATTTACGAATAGTAGCTACATCATAATGTGCCCCTTCTTCAGTTGCTGTACAGTGCAATATAATTTTTTCGAATGTCCTCATAAGTACAACGCGTTATAAATTATAGCAATCAACCCACCAACAATACCTATCAGAGCAATTGTTACTTGCAACCAACTGTCTTTGTATTGCCGTTGGCGGTTGTTCATTCTATGCCTTTTTTAGCTAACAGCAATTTAATTTCATTCATACCCTCCACCAACGCATTAAGCGTATCAATGACTTTAGTTTCCTGTTTTTCTAAACTGATTAACCGTCCTTTGATTTTGGTGATTTCGGTATTCATTTTAACCCACGTTGTAAGTATGCCTCCTACTGCTCCAATTGCTATCGTTATTAATTCTCCCGTCATGGCTCATTTGGTGGTTGTATTGGTAAAGGGTATATGTCATCCGTAACAGCTTGTATCCACACAATCATTAATTGTATACGTTCTGCATCCGTTGGTGCTCGTTCAATGTCTTGAACTAATGCGTGTACTTGTTCGGGTGTTAAAATGTGATTGCTCATTTTACTAAATATGATACGTTAACGGTCATGTATTGAGTTGCAGTAAACGTTGCTCCTGCCCAACGACACAATAACATTAAACAATCGCCAGCACTTACAGTACCACCTGTGATTGCGATATTGCTTGGTGAAATATTAGCGTTTGACGACGGACAAGTAACAGAACCATAAGCACATATTCCCGCCTCAATATTCCCGTTGTATGTTCCGTCTAAATCTGTTGAGGGTTTGCGTAATACAATCCAGTCCATAGTTTCACCTGCCGCACCACTCGTTACCGTATCCCAACTAATTACCGCATTTAAATAAAGGGTTCCACCTTCTTGTGTAACTTGAGCATATTTAGCGAACAAATATTCGCCAATCGTAAACGTAGTTGAACCTACTGTTGGTGGGTCAGCGGGTAAGGTTTCGGTTACTGAATTTGTCCAGTTATAATAATTCACTCCATAAAAACCTGAACCGATTACCCATTTATTAGAACCTGTTTCCGCTGTTCCAAATTCAAAACGTCCATTAAAATGTGTTGACCAACTGGCACTGCCTCCACCGCCCGATCCATTCGATGCCGCTGTAATACGTCCTTGTGCATCTACTGTAATGTTTGCGTTCGTATAGCTACCGGCGGTTACCGCTGTATTGTCAAGGCTTACAATTACATTACCCGTTGTTGGACTTGCTGTAATACCCGTACCGCCTGTTACGTCGTCAACCGGTATGTCTGAAGTTAAAGCTAATGTTCCTGAACTAGCCGGTAAACCAATGTTTACATTACCGCTTCCTGTAAAACGTACGTTTGCATACGCTGTACTACTTTCAATTTTTAAATTCGTACCGTTCTTAATCAATAAGTCGGCGGTGCTTGCAGTAGTTGTACCGTCAATGTGAACAGCCGTAAACGCCGTTGATCCCGTAGCATCTGTAGCAACTACAAATTCTATGTCGCCGGGTGAAGTCTCGGTTATTTCAACGCCCGTTATACCCGTCTTTAAATTCGCTGTAGTGCCCGTTAATTCCATCGAGGAATTAGTGTTTGCACCGTCGTTAATAGTTGTGCTTGTTCCCTCCTTTAAGTTAGCGTACAACGTATTTAAACGCGTATCTACGAGATATTGTCCGCTTGTATTCCAACCTAGTACCGAACCGTTTACTGTAGGTGCTGTGTTAGAAACGTCGCTTAAATCTCGTGTTGTTAGTTGGCGTGTTTCAGCTACGCCTGAAGCATTACCAACGAAGACTTCATATTGTGGTAAGTTAGGTACGTCGTTACTACGTCCTGCACCTTGAACAATTATGCTTCCCGTACTTGCGTTTACCTTCAAACACGTTCCTAAGTTTTGTACTAACGCCGTGCCCGTTGGACGCGTTGCTGTTAATGCACCGCTTGTACCTACGTACAACGTATCCGATTCACTAAACGAACTTGTATCTAGACTTGTAATTTCACCAAATGTAACCAACGCACCGTCGGCACTTGTTGCAACGTCCGATTGTATTACACCGACGGCGGGCATTGTTGACGCGCTTGTGTTATCGGCTAATGCAACGGTTGGTGTACTGCCTGTTACGCCTGAAATATAAACAGCCGATCCCGCTGTAATAGTGCTACCCGTATCGTTGCGTACGGTTATAGTCGATGTACCCCCTCCACCACTAGACGGTAACCGTTGTATCTGTATTTTCTTGCTTGTACCTGCACTACCTCCGGACGTATCACTTACGTCAATAATATGTAAGTAGTCACCGTTTGCGGGCGTTGCGCTTAACTCAGTTAAATCTGTTACTTTCGTTGCCATTTTTCAAGATACATTAAAAGTTTACGCGCATTCTCAACTGTTGAAATACTTAAGCCCAAGGGCGGTCGCGATTGCTTTGACTTGGTTGTCAGTTGGGATTCGTGGGTATACATTGAGTCCTCCAAAATAATTTCTGTTACTAGGGCTAAGGTCTGCTCCCGTGTTGCTCGTATATTCAGGAAACGACCCGCTATTAAAATTTAAATATTCAATCAAACGTTCACGGTAGAACATACCCATTTCTTGCGACTTCTCAACGACGCGCTGTACATCGCTAATAGATGCCGATGAACCTTGTTCACTTGAGCCAACCGTTACGCTGTTGTTTGCAAAGCGTACACGCACTACATACGCTACTTCGACAAAGGACAATTGAACTAAAGACGGTTGAATGTAATCTTCTAGAAGTGTTTGGTATACTCCGGTAACACTGTTGGCATCAATATCAGACTTTAGTTTATTGTCTAATTGCGTACCGATTGCCGGCAATATCCATCTATCCTGAGCCATGCGAATGTACGGCTGTAATAGGTTGTCGTCGGTTGTACTACCTAATGCAGTATCTCTTTTAAGTAATGATGGACTGATATATAACGTTGCCATAATTTATCCGTATTTCAATGAACCCCTACTTGGTGTATCAATAGGTGCTACTATCTCAAAGCCCGGTTGTTCCACTTCAAAGTTGTTGCCTACTTTTTCCATTACGTCTTCCCAAGCTCCAAGAATTTCTAATTCAACTACATCTTCTGCTACTTCACCGTCGGGTGCATAGATGTATATGTTTCTTACAAAACCATGTCTACAGTATACCCCGCCTTTCCAATCTACTATAGAATATTTTGATTGACCCGCCGGTGCAAACTCACTGTTCACTCCGTCGCGTTCCATTTGCAACAAGTCCTCCCACCGATATTGTACGCCGTCCAATGATAAGTCCATCATTTCTTCACAAAAATCACGAGACTTATAATTTGGGTTGACTGGCGGTGTTTCAGCCGTTTCTTCATAATAATAACGCACCGCAAACAAATACCCGTCTTTGCTTATAATGTCGCGTTCAGGACTAATTTGATCGTAATTGTCGCCGTATTCTTGATAGAACAATTTCATCTTCGCGTTATACAAATGGTGGTCAATTTCGGTATCAGTTACTATTTCGCTTTTTACTAATTGCCATTTGTCGTCTAGTCTGTTATCAATGTTTCTCAGTGATTCTAACCAAACGCTTTCTTCAGACTTTTTTTTTTTACTCATCTGCGTTTCCGCTATAGCTTCTTCGCCTTCTTGTTCTTTAGCGATTTCATCTATTGCATCTATGCCTTGAACAAACAATGCTTCCGCAACTTCAGGTGTAAATTGTAACATCTGAACAAGGAACACTTTAGCTTGGTCTTCTGTAAGAATACCTTCTTGTACCTTAACCAATACCTCAACAGCCGATGCAATTTGTGCGCCGTTGTACGATGCGTCTTTGTCTCCCGTATCGGCTTGTGATGCACCAAACAAATTGTCTACTGTTAAGAATGATGCCGGACGCAAAGGTTTTAAATACAGGTCTAAAGTAATTTGTGATGCCGCTAATACAGGACGTAACGCATCTAAAATAATGCGTTGGAAAGGTAGTATGACTGTATTGTAAAACAGATCGTACGCGTCTTTCATTTCGTCTGCATTCGAACCAAAACCGCCCCCTTCATTTCTAATTCCAAAAAGCAAAGGTGACGTTACACGGTGACCGCTAAGAATTTTAATCACTACTTCACGCGACAAATAATCAAATACTTGGTGTGCGTCGCTAATGTTAAACGATTCTACAGTAGGTGCATTTTCACTACTGTCATTAAAGGTCATTAGAATTTTGCCCGCGTTACTTGCCCCACCAAATTTGTTGTACACGAGACGTTCCAATTCGGCACGCTCTTCTTGCGTTGGTACACCGTCGTTAAAGGAAAGTATAGTAGACGGAAAGAAACCATTAGAAATACTGTTCAAATGGTACTCACTCAAATTTGCGTCAACCTCTATGTATTGTTGACTACCTATGTAATCCGGCAAACCGTAGTAAAAACTTAACGGCGTATACAATTTTGCGTGTACAATTTGTGATGCACTTGTTCTATCGCTTGTATTAAAAGCCGGTATTGCTTGCGGTTGTGTACGTGTATCACTCCAATCTGTTTTGTTATAGAAAGTCTGCACCCTGTCTTCGTCGTCTGCTACACCACATCGTATTGTAGATGCCGGTATGTGATGTACCTCACTAATGCTCGCACGGTCTTGTGACCAAATCACATTAAAAAAACATTGACCGTACAACTTCAAGTCCAACGCGCAACGTTTTAAACATTCTTGATCACCGAACATTTGTTGCACCTTTAACCACTGTTCAATGTTAAAGTCTTTGAACACTGCGTCCAACCCTTCACCATAAATCATTTGTGCAACACCATTGACAATAGCGTTGTGAATGGAACTGCTAACGTACAGTTGTTGTAGGTAGACGGGATACAAATTATCTACACCCTCCTTAATCCATTCGTGATCTTGTGATTCTTCAAAGACAGGTGTGTTTGTAGCCTCATAATTGAAGATGCTAAATTGCTCTTTTCTCATTGTCTTACATATACGTTGTACGCTGTATTGTCACCCGCTGTATATTCCTTATAACGGTCTTCACTAAAGATTGGATAATCTTCAACAAAGGCTAAACTTGTTGCGTATGTGCGCGTTTGTGCTGTATTCATTACTTCTACTAGATACAAACCTTCATGCATTTTGTCGTCACCCGTTGGCACTACAACAAAAAATTTCTGATACCGTTCGTTTGTACTTGCTAATATAATGCTTTCAAACAACGTTTGCTCATTACTGAATTGATTGGTAAACCTAACATCAATTAATTCTGTAGTGCTTGTTGTGCTGTAGCCATCGAGTTTTAAAACTATAGGTTGACCAGAGGGTAGACCGCTGTTGTACAGTTGTATCATATTAATATATAGATTTTTTAATCCTTTTGTTTTAATGAAAAAAGGGAGGGCTATACCGCCCCCCCCTTTCCGATGAACCCTACCCACAAAATATTATGCCGGTGTTACTGTCGCATTGGTCACGTTGTCCAATGGATAGTTAGTAGTGCCTGCACCTGCTGAAGCCGATGCCACCCAAACTGGATTACTTTCTTTAGCTGTAAAGTCTAAAGTGTAACCTGTCATGTCGCCAAATGCAGTGCCCGTTTGTAGAGAACCGCCTGATACATTACAACCATGTTCCGCGCCGACTAGCCAACACTTATCGTTATTGTCAAGTACCCAAATATTCGGGCGACCTTGACACAAAGAACGAATGTCCGCAATGTCTGTAGCGTCTAGTTTTTGAAACGTCAATGACAATTGCTGTTCAAAAAACGTAGTACCGCTATTCGGATCGGATTGGTAATTAACTGTCAATGAGGACAACTCCGGACGTAGCTCAAACTCATAAAAAGTTTGCACTGCAATTTGCGTAACGGTATCATTCGTTGCCGCCGTCCAGTCAGTGCTGCTAATCATATCAATGTAGTTACCAATATACACGGCTTTAATACCCCCTACAGAGTCTTTGCAATCTACAATGCGTCCTGATGAAATATCACAAGCCATATCTTATAGTTTAAAGTACAGTTGACAATGCACAAACAACAGTGTCAGTAGGGATACCTACTTGTACACCGCATCCAAAACGCATTACAATCTTGACGTTATCTGATCCGTCGAATTGCCATGCGTCAATATATCGAGCCGTTGCGTAATCCGTACCCAAATTAGAACCTACAACAAGGTTTTCTTCATAAGTCAAAACCAATGATTGAGCCGGCATACCGGGGCAAACGTGAATTGGAATACCCAAATATTGCAACCCGTCAAACGCTTGGTTAGTTGATTGCAAATTAACACCTTGCAAAGAACCCGACGTTGCCAACGCGCTCATGTATTGACCCGCCAACTTTGTACCGCAATAGTACGCTACGTCAGGCTTGTTCAAAATAGCCGAACAATTGTCCACGGCTTTGTCATAGGCTAATTGGAATGCACCTGAATTAGTAAGTACACCTGCGCTTGAATCATTGGTAAATCCAGTAGCGGCAACCGCTTGTTCTTGACAACTCGCTGTTCCCAAAATAGACGCGTTGTAACCTGCGTTATCAAACACACCGTCGTTAGAAAGGAAACCTTTTTGTCCAGTTGCCATACCGCCCGTCCAAATTCCGTTCTCAACGCCTTGTGCAGTATATCCGGCTACAGTTGCCATTGCAAAGTTTTGGAACTCTGTTGAACCTGCGCCCATGCT